TAGCCCCATCTCCATGTTCTAGCCCTATTAGATTCTCACCATACTTATAATATTTTCTATGAGCTACAGTAATATCAAATTTAATATCTTCTGCTTTTCTAAACCAAGATTTTAAAGTGTGTGCTAAATGAAATCCACTCTGATAGTCGTGATTACTCATTGAGTGTAACACATCTACAGGAGCTATAGTTCTAAGCATTTCTATAACCTTAACATAAAGCATTAAAGCTATCTCATAATGCTCCCACCACTTACCATCTACATCTTGATGAGTTCCTTTTGTTGTTGTATTATATACATTATCTATATGAAGCACATCATTACCAATACAAAATAAAACTTTATCAATTTTAAATCCTTCTGACTTATCTATAAGCCCCTGAACACCCTCCACAACTCGCATCACAGCAGTTTCACAGTCATAAGATTCTCCTGTTTCAGTTTCATTAGCATACTTACCTATATGTATATCTGCAGGATTAACAACCAAAAGATGATTTCCCTCCTCTCTTTCAATAGGGTCATATTCAGGTGAGTGCCCTTCTATAAAACTATTTATACTTTTAAATATTTCCTTCTCATCTACACCACAATCCTCTTTAGTAACTATTGAGAACCTGTAGTCGCCACTAGCCGACTGCCAATGCTTCACACTAACTACATCTTTCTTGTTTATACCCCTATCTAATAAATGCAGGTCTAATGATGAATTGTTGTTTAAGTTATCTAGTGTTTCTGCCCTGCTCTGATTTATTAAATCTTCTTCTTCAGGAGTGAGCCTTAACCTTTTACCGTATTCTTTTGACATACACAAATATATAAAAAAAGAACACAGATGTGTAAAAAAAAATGAGGAGTTATTAACTCCCCACTCTTAACTACTAACTATCCCCAATGAAAACACTCAAAGAAGGACTGTAAAGATATATTATTTTTTTGATATATCAGCGATACCCTGTCCTAAAATAAGGACTAGAATTGAGTGGTACAAATCTTCTGCTGTACCTGTAGAAACCCCCATCAACTGAACGAGAGCAGGAACTACTACTGCTGAGATTGCGTACCAAAACTTTTTACTTTTTAACATTGTTCTAATTAACCAATTTTTCATTTTTTTATCTGTTTTTAATTATTAAATTTATTTTTTCACTTAGTTGATTACCTAAAATATAATCCATTAGGTAACTGTGAGCTACTTTGCTTTGTAAAATTTTATCAGAAACTTGAGCCCTGTGAGTCCCTGTTAATATACACCCCCTACTATCTGAAGGATAATTTCCTCGGTGGAAAAGGATATAACTTCTGTTCGGTACATCTTGTACGAGCAAGTGAACATAATCTCTACTTCCACTTTCTCTTGCTAATCTAACCCTACATTCATACTCTCCTGAAGGGATGCAAGATACACTTTTTTCATTATCTCTCCACGCTAACTCTAATGTATGTGCAATAAATTCTGAATTGCAATACAACTTCCCTATAACCGACTTATCAGTAAATGTGTCCCTGATTAACAGCAAGTTAGCCCTACCTTCCTCCTCCTCTATATTTTTTCTTGTAAGCATTTTGACTTTTACTTGCATTTTTAGAATGACATCCCTTGCGTTTTTTTCTATGAGATACAGATAATGTAAAAACTTTCGCTTTTGCCATATCACTTCTTCTTGTGTAACTTAATGAATTTATAAATGGTAAAAACAATAGCTAAGGTTGTTGATAGAAAAAGAAGATATTCATTACACTCACTTAAACTCAATCCTATCACACCGCCATTTGCAGCTAAAACCTCTACCGTATCTTTCATATTGTTGTTTATCATTGCCTTCATTTTATTTTGAATATCCTATTTCCATAGACATAGTTGCGTAGATTACAGAGCCTGCCGCCACATCATCCTTAACCATTAAAAATAAATGGTCACCAAGTGCCATTTCTGTTAATGCAAAATCAGAAGAAGATAAGCTGTATGTGTTTACCTTGTTGTCGTTAGACAATCCAACTACTGATTTCTCAATCAAAGCTACTGGATAACTATCCGTTACTGATGAAGATGGAGTGTATTTAACTAAAGCAACTGTGAATCCAGTAGCGTCAGGAGAAGATACCTGAAGCGTAGCCCTATTTATCACCCCTGCTTGCTCACTAGAAAAATTACCAATTCTAAAAAACTTTTTCTGTATGATGGTTGTTCCTGAACTTATAGTCGGACTACCATAATCTTGATTGATATCGTAAGGACTTTGCCCTTGGATTTGGGATTCAGGATATTGATAATTAGCTATTAGAGTGCAGTACCCTGAAAAAGTAACCTTTCTTGTTTTTATATCCGACTTGACAATCCACTCTAAATCACCATCTCTCAATCCAGGAGTTCCTAATCCTTTAGATAAAATTGTATCATTCTGTGCACCCTCAAATGCCTTCGGAAAATGCCTATTAGCACTTGATAAGTTTTTATGTTCGTTTACAGCCATATTATTTGTTTTTAACAGTCATTACAATCTCCAATCAAGTTTCTATAAGTAGTGCTGCAGCTAGAGCACCCATCAATACCTTTATATCCATATATACTATCATAGAATATCATACCATGATTCTTATATGTACCACTCATACTTGCAGGTTTATTTGCGTCAAATGTAGGATATAAACCTACCTGGTCAGCACCATTTATAAAGCTCATCATATCTTTAGCAAAAATCTCAGCCTTTCTATATGTGTCTTGCTTAAAAGTATTGTAAGTGTCCTGACCTATTATTCTTGAAAACTCATCTATGTTATTAACCACTCCACTAGACGATATATTACTCATAATATCATTTACAACTTCAAACCTAACAAACCACGAAAGGCAATCCTCCAGGTAATAAGTCATAAATATTTGATTATCAGCAGTTAATGTTCCATCATTATGCTGTTTTTTTAATTCCGCATAAAACTTATCGCCAAGTAAAGGCCTGAGATGGGCAAGCTCAGATAATACAATGGTGTTTTCAGAAACTAAAACGGGGTCTGTATTTTTATTAGTAAAGGTTTTTTCAATTACCTCCCCTGCTGATACTAGCGTTATGTATTGTTTAGTATTCCCCATGTCTTATTGTTCTATAGTTATTTCTTTTCTTTCATCAATATCTCCATCTCCATCATCATCTTTTTCAACTACTATGACTTCTCTGTCTGCAACAAACATATCTCCATCTTCTAGCATTGGCAAATCTTCATCTATCAATGCTCTTTGCTCGTTTATAGTTAATACCTGTTTAATGTCCACATCATTAGAATAAGAGATTGGCGGCTCATAATGTATTTTTAAATCTTTAGGGTCATAACCCATTTCCCTGTAAAGAACTGTTCTTATCCCATCTAATATTAGTTCAGAAGTATCTCTAATAACCGTAGTCATTACTAAATCGTATGCAATTCTAATCTCACTTCCTGTATTATTCATCTTTCCTGAACTAACGATACCAGATAATGATGGTTGCCATCTATTAGCGGTTATAATGTTTTGGTCAGTTATTTGCTGTAAATCAATCCAACTTCCCTCTTGGTCGTCTTTAATTATCTGAACATTAGCAGGTGAAGCATCTCCATTCTTTACAATAAACAATATCTTACCATTATTCCCTTCTCCAACAAATTTCTTTTGGGCTTCATTCACTAATTTCTTAGCTTCTTCCTCTCCCATGTCACCATTAATCTCCACAATAGCAGAAGGTTGAAATCCATTTAAGAATTTAGTGTGATTCCATTTTCCAATCTCATAATCAACGCAGATGTGCTCTAACGCTGCAATGTAATCAGGCAACCCATAGAACTGGAAGGTAGGCTCGTAATCCTTAAAGTGTATCACAAACTTATTGTGAGATACTCTAGGGTAAATAGGTAGCCTTTGTATTTTCTTATCTTGATTCCAATATTTACACCAATCAGGATTCACATAAACCTCTTTCTTGCTCTTAGACATCCTTACTGTAGTAGCGTCTAAATGATATATGTTTACACCGCCGTCATATATAACGCACTCCATATAAGCATTACCAAAAGTATAATAGTCGTCAGCTAATTTTTTAAACACATCCCTTAATGATTCATGGTCTGCATTTACATCTTCAATAAATTCTCTTAATGAATCGTTTTCACAAACGAATTTTGCTCCACTTGTGAATACGGTTTTTTGAGCCAACACACTTCTATGTGTGGACGATTTTCTTTTTAATTCCGCTAGATACTGAGGAAATAAGTTGTCATCTCCAAATGGAACCCACTCAGAATTTAGAGCTTTAAGGTCTTTCGGCTCTGTAATGCTAGGTGGGACTGTTAGGTTAAAAACCCCAAACTCAAAAGTATTACTCTTTTTTGAAGTCGTTTTTACTTGGGGTGTTTTCTTTGAGTTTTTTGCTAGTGCTTTTTTCATTTGATTTGTTAATTTTGTCAACCTTATCTATACAATCAGTTATATTCAATACCTCATAAGCGTAGGCTAATTGCCCTTGACTTAAATCAGTTCTAAAATCTACACTTTGTTTATCTGCAAGCCTAACACCAACAGCCTTTTTATTTTTTTTATATTCTGCCATAGTTAAATATATATTCTGTAAAACTACACTATTTTCTTTAGAACAGTCGCACATACACTAAAAGATATTAATAAGGAGATGTTGTTAACTAAAAGATAACTAACACCCCCCTATATATAATTATTATGCTGCTGTAGTTAAAGTTAATCCAGTTGCACCTAAAACGATAGTACCCTCGTAAGCTCTAGGAGCTTCGTATTGGGTACAGGTAATTGTAACTGTAACTCCTATTTCATCAGAAAATGCTGACCCTGTACCACCTTCAACTGAAGCTAATCTAGCGTAAGTTTGATTTCTAACTGCATCATCCTGATTTTCAAACCTCTCAGAAACTCCTATAACTTTATTGCTTGCGAAAGTTGCTGAAGGAGCTGTCGTCCCTGATGTATTGTCGTTATTGTCAATCACTAAAGCCATCAAACAAGTGCCGTCAAGTTGAAAAATTCTAAGGAATTGTGCCTGAGTAAATCCAGGAATAAAAAACGCTAGAGTACACTCGTAAGTTGTAGTATCCTTGCCTTCGTCAGTTCCTGAAACTGTTAAAGAAGAAGATTCTATTCTACTCTCGTAAACACCCCAAGTTGCAGCTGATGCTGTTTCTAGTATTGAATTTATACCATGAGTTGTATTGTCATAAGACACTACATCACCATCTGCCCAAGCCCTAAGAGCTATTATTCTAGTGCCCCCTACCGCTTGTAAGTCCGAGCAATTAATTGCTAATCCATCTGCTATTGCCATTTTATTTTATTTTTAAAGTTATTAGTTTGTTGTTGCCGTATATACTCCTGCCCCTCCAGGAAAAAGAGTTATGGTACCTGTAAACACTCTTAATGCCTCCCATTGTTTGCATCCCATAGTTACAGTCCATCCGCTATCATCATTATATGCAGCTCCTGAAGCTCCCTCTGCACCTGTCATGCTAGAGTAAGTTTGATTACGAATCTCTGCTTTTTCGTTTGAGTATTTTTGACTTACACCTAAAACATAATTTACACCATTATTTCCTACAGCTATTACCATCATACAAGTGTCCATTAACTGCTGAAGTGCTGCTCCTTTTACATCAGTCATTTCAGGCATCATAAAGGCAAGAGCACTTTCATAAGAAGTAGAGCCATTTTCTTTAGCTGCAGCAACTGTTAAGGCAGGTGATTCATTTTTAAACTCATACACATACCAAGTTGCATCACTACCGCCAGTATCTACAATGCTTGATATAGAGTGACTTGTTCCTGTATTTACATAGGTAACCGCATCTCCTGTAGCCCAAGTTCTAATAAGAATATTTCTTATACCTCCTGAAGCTTGCAAATCAGCACATTTTACCGCTATTCCATCTGTTATTGCCATTTTATTTTATTTTTTAAAAGTTAGAAAGTATTTAGGGTGAGATTTCTCCCACCCTATTTACTATAAATTACCCAATTAATGT